TAGCATCTATTGCTGTACGCAATTTACTGTGAGAAACAATATTCGCGTTTGGGAATAGTCTGCTCATCGCATGCACTTTATCGTCATGGCTCAATGGATTCTTTTTCGCATCTTGAGAATGTGATGGGAAAATATAGTGACTGCCGCCTGACTTTTCTGCATGAGACTGAACAGCAGAAACTAGTTTACCATGACCAATTTCAGTTGGTGGGTTGAAGCGACCGAAAGTGAATGTTGCTTTACTCATATGATGCTCTTTTGCGCTTTCAGTATTGCTGAGCGTTTGCGATTGGCTTCTGTGAACTTACGAGGTACAAATTTAGCACCACCAGCAACAAAGCCTTCACCTGTGGCTTCTTCGCCACCGATGTGATGAGTGTATCCACCATGAGCAGTTTTCGATAGAGCATCAGCAACCGCATAAGTTGCTCGCTGAACATGGTGGTGAATGTCGAAAGAACGATCGAACTTTTCTAGATTATCGTTGACATGATTGATCGCAGCTTTCATATCTTCAGCCTTACGAGCCTTTGCTTTCTCGGTTTTGACTTTATCGATAAGTTTCTGATGATGCTTCTCTAGGAATTTTTTATATCCCTTCGCAGAAGGTTTTTCGCCAGTGTCAATCGTAGAATTTGCATATCGCTGCAATGTCTCTTCGTGACCTTCATGGTGTTCTTGACCATGACCTTTCGCCATTTGTTTAGCCGTAGCGATATGCTCGAGTGCTTTTCGTTTTGCCTGAGGGGAGAGTTTTCTCTCTTCTGGAGAAACGAAGTGGCTCATTACATGAACGTCTGGATCACTCTGCAACTCATTCGGATCTAAAGGAGAGGCACCGCCTTTCTCATCGAGTTTAGAGTGTAGGACAATACTCAATCGAGATTTTGCGAGTCTCTTGCCTTCAGGTGAGTTCTTATCGACAGAGTATTTGATAGTGTTCGGAGTATGGGATATCTTTCCATCTTCCTCAGTTCTGGTTTCAGGAGTGCTGAGATAGCCGCCCTGATACTCGCCACCACCTTTTGGAAGAACTTTATAAACGTGATTGAGAAGATTCATCATCGGTCCAGCAATATACGGTTTTTCCGAATATTGCGTCTTGATATCTTCGTGAGAGAAATTATACTTGGCTCCAGGACCTTTATACTTCACCCCAACCTTTCCCTCTGGAGTGCGAATAGCCTGAAAGGACATGCGATCATCGATCTTCCGAGTCATCGGAGTGCGACCGCTGATCACACCTTGAATTGATGAGATGGCTTTGTTTACACCACCGCGATTAGCATGCAGCGTAGGTTCGAATGCGTGTGGAAGGTGTTGGATTCCGCGAGCAGGTGCCTTTTGCTCTGTTAGAAACGGAATATATTGTTTGAAACCAAACATACTTTCTTCCACACTGTGGGATATAGTATATTTAGTTATTTTGTTCGGTTAGAATTCCGTAAATAATATCATCAACCGTTTGCTGAATCGAATACTCGGGGCGATATCCGAGTTCTCTCAGTTTGGTATTATCCATAAAGAAAGAGCGAGACGACTGGACTTTCTTATGAAACTCTTTCTGCTCGATCGTACGAATTTCTGATCCAGAGTCCATCGAGTCTCGAGCATAGCGAATAATATCTCGGAAGATTATTCCCTTACCGTTTCCGATATTGTAGATGCTATTTTGCTCGCCAGTTCGTACACAAAGATCGATTGCTCGAGCGCAATCCCTAACATCAATATAATCACGATAAAAATAACCAGAGTCGTAGAGGTCGACTGGTCGGTTGGCTTTGAGTTCTCCCAGTAAATACTGGAGTGCGTTTTTCTTCGCAGATACTTTCTTATCTTCTTTACCCAAGACATTAGCCAGCCTCAAGATGCGATAGTTCAGATCAAACGTCTCGCAATATGACATGAGCAACTGCTCAGCGCAACGTTTTGTAATCGAATAAAATCCCTTTGGATCGCAAGAATCAGTCTCGGGGATGCCACGAGAGCCTTCCCCGAAACCAGAATCTTTACCGTATACGAACCAAGAACTGACGAAATTGAACGTTCCCTTCTCGCCAGTTTCTTTTATGTACTTACGATATTCGTCGAGAACCTTCATCAATACAACGAGATTAGTATCAATATCCAAGAGAGAATCGACATGCACATTATAGTTATCAACGGTACTAATAAAGTAAACGCAATCGGCACTCCGTACTTGGTAATTATCTCTGTAATTTTTGATCCAGCCTTTGGCGACGTTACAGTATTCACTTCCGACAAAGCCATATCCTCCAAAGACGTTTACGATTGCCATTTTGAGATTACACTCTCATAGTAAGCAAATACATCTTCACCGTAATGCGGTGGGCAACCGACGAAGAATACGTTACTCAACGCCTTGTTAGCATTTGGATACTTCGAAGCATCATCAAGATGCTTGTAGCCAGGATGCAACAAAATGTTTCCAGCAAAGTAGTTGCGAGTCTGAATTCGATTTGCTTCACAAAATGCCTGGAGTTTTTCTTTCAGTTCAGGTGTATCAGTGATCAAAGGAACACCGAACCAAGAAGGATCAGCAAGCAAAAGATTCTCAGCAACACGAACACCAGGAACATATTTCTCGAAGAGATGCTTGATACGAGCAAAGTTTACACGACGCTTGACGTCAATCTCATCGATTTTCTTCAATTGCTCAATACCAATCGCACCCTGAAGATCGAGTGGCTTGAGATTGTATCCCATATTTGAGAACAGATACTTGTGATCAATTATTCCATTATATCCCTCAAGCCATTTATCAAAGCGATTGCCACATGTTCCACAAGCCAATAGATTAGCAGCACCAACGCAACGGCAATCACGACCCCACCAACTAATGCTGCGAGCAGTATTGATGAGTTGCTCGTCGTTTGAGCAAACCATGCCACCTTCGCCCGTCGAAATGTGGTGAGCAGGATAGAAAGATGTTGTCCACGCATAATAATAATCCGTCAGCAGTTTACCATCCCAGCGAGTTCCAAGAGAATCGCAGTTGTCACCAATCAAACGGATGCCATGTTTCTCGCACATAGCCTTGATTCGGTCCATATCTGGCGGATTGCCAAGAACTGGTGAGACAAAAATGGCAACGGTCTTATCGGTGATCCACTTTTCAACATGATCAAGATCAAAGTTGAGTGTCTTCATTTCAATATCAACAAAGACTGGCACAAGCCCATTTTGAACCAACGGAGCAATTGTAGTTGGGAAGCCTACTGGTGAAACGATAACTTGATCACCATCCTTCCAGCCCAAGTGTTTCTTGAGAGCAGCAACCATAGTAAGATTGGCAGACGAACCAGAGTTGACCATATGAGCATGGCTCACATTGAACTTGCGACAAAATGCCCACTGGAACTTCGCAACGTTCTCACCAGAAACAAGCCACTTGCCTGTCAAAAATGCAGTGACGCCAGCAATAACTTCTTTCTCGTCCCAATATGGACCAGAATAGAATACTGTATCTTTCTCAGGATTGAATTGCTTACAGTTATACGCATACTTCGGCGTACCAACAGCGGCAACCAATTCTTCAATCATTTGCTTCACGTCACTCATTATTTTGTCCTCAAGATTTGTCCAAGATACTTACCATAGTCCGATTTGGTATATTTTGCAGCAGCGGCTCTCACTTGATTCTCTGTGATCCATGCATTCTTGTATGCAATTTCTTCTGGACATGCGATCATCATTCCAGTTCTACGTTGCACAGAACCAACAAACACAGAAGCCTCTGAGAGAGATTCGAAAGTTCCAGTATCAATCCAAGCAATACCACGATTCAAATACTCAATCTTGCAATCATGGTTTTGCATATAAATGTTATTGATATCTGTAATCTCGAGTTCACCTCTTGCTGAAGGAGTAATCCTCCAAGCATATTCTACTACGTTATTGTCGTAAAAGTAAAGCCCAGTCACCGCATAATTGCTAGGTGCAAATTTGGGTTTTTCAACAATCTTGACAGGATCGTCGTTGCTGTCTAATTCAATAACACCAAATCTTTCTGGATCAGCAACATGATACGCGAACAACGTACAACCGACATTATTCCAATTTGCTGCATTGAAACGATTGATCAATTCGTTTCCGTAGAAAATATTATCGCCAAGAATAAGTGTTACGTCATCCTTTCCGATCCACTTTTCGCAGATACGGAAACATTCAGCAATACCTTTTGGCTCTTGCTGAATAGCATAAGAGATACTGATTCCCCACTGAGAGCCGTCACCACAAAGACGTTTGAAAGCCTCTGCATCGTTTGGTGAATTGACAATCATAATATCGCGGATGCCAGCCATCATCAATGTAGACAATGGATAGTAGACCAGTGGCTTATCATAAACTGGCAATAATTGTTTTGATGTGACTTCCGTGCATGGGTATAGACGAGTGCCCATACCACCTGATAATATAATCCCTTTACGCATTATAATACTCCAATGTTTTTTCTAGACCTTGAACTATTTTAGTCTTTGCAGCCCAGCCAAGTTCTCTATAAATCTTACTTGCATCCATTGCATATCTAAAATCATGACCTTTCCGATCAGTTACGAAATTGATCCAGTTCTGATACATGTTCACTGGCTTACCCATGAGATCAAGAATCAATGTAACCATTTCTAGGTTACTCATCTCATGACCACCACCAATGTTATATCTTTCACCAGACTTGAAGTTCTCACCGATTGTGAGTAATGCTTCACAATGATCTTCAACATACAACCAATCACGAACATTTTGACCTGTTCCATAAACTG